TTTCTACATCACCGGTAACTGCTTCTGTTACAGAGGCTAGAGAGCGAGCATAACCTTCTAATCCTTGCATTAAAGTAACTAATCCAGAATTAGGACCAGGGAATTGCATCTGGAAGAAAGCGTCAGATATTCTTCCACCAAAGTTTGCAATCTTGATGAATTTACCTTTTTGCATTTCAATTTCGCCGCCTTTAATATCAGCTTTGTCATCTACGAATCCACTTGCTTCATTAGCTAATTCAGCAGCATCTAATGCTTGGCGTAAAATCTTATTGCAGGCAGTGTTTAATTTACCAATAAGGTGACCAATACCTAATCCATAGAATCCATCTGGATTTTCTAGGAATTTGTAGTGTTCAAAATATTCAATTGGTTTCTTATTTTCGGTTGGCTGTCCTTGGTTGTCAACTTCGTAACGGATTTGAATCCTTAGAACTTTCTTAGATTGTGAGTCAGCCCAAACGATATAAGGCTCTTTAATGCCATCATCATCTAAGTCTAACAAGCAATGTTGTTCTAGGATTTTACCATATTCTAAGCTATCAGAACCAGAAGCTCTTAAACCTTGGAAGTCATTTTCAGCTTGTTGATATTCATCTTCTCCATCCATTTCCCACTTATCACAAACATCAATGAAATAACCACTTTGATGAAGGATTTTAATTTCGTTTAAAGTCTTGCGGATAATGTGAGTTTTTCTAGGAACATCTTCAATCTGCATTGGCCCTACTTGATAAGGAACAACAAAATCAACAGCTCTAACTCTCTCTACAACACTTTGTTTAACTATAGGGTTGAAGTATGTTTTTGAGAAGTCAGAACCATTAAGTGCGGTAGCCAAAAACATTGCGTTTTTATCACGCTTGTAGTTCTTATTAAGAACGCCAAGTTGGAAAGACATGTGGTTAGCTACTCTATCAGCTCTTTCTTCAGTTTCTCCATCAGTTCTTCCGATAGGGATTGCATCTAGGAATTTACGAGTAGGGAAAAATGCTTTATAAGCACGAGCTTGGAATGAGTTGCAAGCTTCGGTCATAATAGGAATTCCTTCTTCTGAAGAACCTTCCCAAGGACGATTTACTGGCTTGTCTTGTTGATTGTATAGTTGTTTCCAAGCGGTGTGTTTATCTAACCAATCAGAGCGGGAAGCTATATCGCTGTTGAAATCTGAACAGATAGTTTCACCTATCTTCTTAAGCTCTTCTTCATCTAGCTTTGAGGCAATATTAAATTGCTCAATATTTAAGCCTTTGGCTATTTCTTCATCGAGATTTATTTTCAAGGATTTTCTTTGAAAGCATGTTGATTTGCTTATGCAAAGAGAACGATAATTGATTTGTCATTTTATTTGGAAAAAAATTCATCGAGAGATTTCTTATCTTTGTATAGAGTCTTATTTTTATCTTTCAAGTATTTTTTTTCTAATTTAAAACATTTATGAATCCAAGGTATAATTCCACCCTTTTCAGAATCGCCATAAACATTAAAAGTTAAAAGATTTGCCTTCTCGAATAGTCTTTGCATCTCTTGAACTTGAGCCATAAATTCACCTTTTGTGTAGAATTTACGAACAACTTCTTTTGATCCTTTAGAAGCTTTTAAGTCAACTTCCATCCAGATAGGCTTATTGCCTTTCATAGCATTCATGTCTGGTTTTTCAAAAGAGCATAAATCATAAGCGAATAAATGGAATTTTTTAAAGCCCATCATATCCATTAATGAAATTCCTCTTGTGGCAGTAGCTGATCCGCCTAAAACCATTGTGTGAGTAGGTGGGATAATCTTCTGCTCTTCTGCTCCAACATAAGCGTGATAGCCATAGACATCACAACCTTGTTCAAGTAGGATCTTGGTGACTTCTGGACTAACCATAGAAGCTACGAACCACTTAATTTCTTTTGCTTTAGGGTGCTTTACGAAGTCCGCAACATGCTCACGAGGATCAAGAAGAACACAAGCCCAAGGCGTAATATTAGCATCTAATAGCGTAGCTAGGGCGTGCTTTACTGCTATAATCTTTGTTCCTTTATCATAAAAAGGTCTGATTTCTTCAGGATCTAATGAAGGGCCAGCATTGGCAACAACAATCTCCTCATTATGAGGTTTAATTACTTCTAGCCATTTTGTCATTAAAGTGAGATTTTCAGTCACATTCTTAATGATTATATCGTGATTTACACAGTTTTTAGTGACTATTTGTAGGTTTTTTAGATCAATAGAAGAGTCTTGAGGTGCAAACTTTCTATTACCTTTTTTATGCTCCATGAACTCTGATAGCATTGAATCATCAAATACATCTCTGCCGGCAACATCTTTGGTAAGATTTAGGAAAACATCCTTGTTATTAGAAGCATTGAATTCATCTCTGATTCTGTCAAAAATATAACTATCATGCCATTGAGAGTGTGTAAGAACTTCATCAGTTACATACATATTATACAAGCGATTAATAAACTCTTTCCCGCCATTCTTTAGATTGAAAATCATAAATCCGCATTCAGAATGATCCCAATCTTTACGACCTAAATAGGAAGCAACTTCATTCTTTGGCAACCATTTGTCAAAATCTTCCATGGTTAATGGTTTCTTTAAGAAAATATCTGCATCTAACCAAACTAGATAATCTGAGTCTCTTTCAGTAGCGAAAATCATTGCTTGTTGAAGTGTGAAGACTTTGAATGAGAATCTTACATATTGTAAGCGATAGTCTTTCTCTTGTCCTTTCTCTTTATTTCTTTTGATAAATTCGAGGTGTTCTTCTGTGAAATCCCTAGAGATATAAAGCTGTTCCTTTGTGGTTTTCTCCTTAATAAGAGGCAATAACCATTCTTCAGTTCTTGGAAGATTAGGGCAAGGATCTAACCCAATAAGAGTTGTGATTTCTTCTGGAAGATTCTTTATCCAAGTTGGCATAGACTCCTTAGGATAATCCAAAGCGTTTGGGAAAGTTGTGCAGAGTGTGATTTTTGTCATTACTTAATAATGTTTAGTTAAAAATAAAAATCTTATTGTGACCATCCTAGAATAACCTCTTTCTTTATTGTTTCTAATACCTTCATACCAAGCGATTCGCAATAGTATGTTGCTTCTAAATCTTGAACATCATTACATACCTGCTCAATAATGATGATAGGTTTATATTCCTTGATGAAATTAGTCATACCCCGCACTACTTTTGCCTCGTAGCCTTGTACATCAATTTTGATTAATACTTGTTTAGATAAATCGAACTCTTTCTTTATAAAGCCGAAATATCTATCAAATGTCTCAATAGGAAAATCATTGCCAGATTTTACAATATTAGCACCAGAATTTGTTTCTTTTTCCGATTCAATTCTACCAGAAGTTCGCTCATCGGAAAGTGCTAATCTTGATAAAAATGCGTTATCAAGGTTTTTGTCTAAACATTCGTAATTCTTACTATCTGGCTCTATTGCTAGAATATCTACAAATCCCGCTTTTTGAGCCATTCTTGACCATAAACCTACATGCGCCCCAACATCAATAAAAAGCCCTCTATCTTCTGGTTTAATATATTTTAAAGCAGCGTCAAATTGTAACCTCTGGTAGCTTCCATCAGGATCTAAGCAGTGTTCAAAGTGAGTGTCTGAGTTTGGAAAGTAAATCCCTTTAATTAGTTTCATGCTTTATAACATTTTGTAAATCCATTATCTTCATAGTAAATCCAATCACGAGAGAAACAGATTGCCTCATCTGTCTCTATCATTTTTTTAATCTTCCTTATCTCTTCTAAACTAATATTGTCTGATTTTCTCACTAAAAAAACTTTTAGGATCTTGCCATCATGATTTCTGGTGAATATTAATTCTTCCTCCATTAAAGATTGAAAATAACTCCACATCTCATTTGAAGCTGTTCTTGACGAATCAACCAATGAATTTAATTCATTTTGTCTGAGTCGCTTCTTTAGATGATTTTTATAATTCTCCAAGTTGCATCTCCGTAAATTCATCTAGCCATTTTTTAGCATAGCCGACTTCTTTATAATCTTTAAACCAAGGACCACCACGAGTGTAATGAATGTTCTTAGGTTTAATTTCATCATTTGAGTGACCTTCTAGCCAGTTCCATTCCTCAGGAAGTGAGCCAATTTCTTCATCAGTCAACCATTTAAAGTTATGTAACCAATTGCCAGGTTTATAATTCACATCCTCCAAGGTTAATTTCTGATTAGAAGGATGGCTGCAATTCCAAAGAATAACCGAGCTCCAATTTTTTCTACTGTAGGTTTCTTGTCGGCAACCATCCATTTTGATTCCATCTTTTGGTTCATATTTGTGTTTCACAACCATTACAGCGTATTTATCATCACATAATTCGAATAATTCTTTAATGTCAGTAGTGAAGAGCATATCACAATCCATAAACAAAGCCCATCCATCCTTTTGGATATGAGGGACTAGGAAGCGAGTGAATGCAAATTCTGTTGAGAAAGGTCTTCCGTCTCTTATATCTTCAAATGTTCCATCTGATTTAATCTTCCATTCTCTAGTGAATAGACCTTCTTTTCTAAGCTCTTTGTGGTCAAGTGCTTTAAGAGCGCAAGGAATTGTAGTGTGTTTAGAAATAGAATGCTTGCAAACTCTGAAGGCTTCTTTTTCTCTGTGGTCGTATCCAATGTAAATATTTAGCATGCTAGTAAATAGAAGATTTATTGATTTTTCTTTGCTTATAAAGATTTTTGTCTCGTTTAAAATCCTCTAAGCGATTTTGTAATCTCCAAAGATGATTGGGTTTGGCCAGTTGATCTCGATTAAGCATTTTCCTCCATGATCTTATCGATCTTAAGATAGAACAGGAGGTAAAATAAACAGGAAAGGGACCGTTCTGTAGTACAAAAACGCCACTCTCTCTAACTAATTGAATCCAATAGGGATTTTTAGTTTTTAAAGGGTAGTTCTCCGGGGCATAGGTTGACAGTCTAGTATCTTTAATAGACATTTTCCTTCCGCATTTCTTTAATAATAGCTGGAGCAATTCCTTTGTCGATCTCATCTAGTGTAAATTGATGATAAGATAAGAAATTAACCAGTTTTTCACGATCTAAAGCAGAGCATTTATCAAAACAATCCTCTACATTGTCCATTGTTAACTTATTCCAACTCTTAATTACAGAGTGATTTGAAGTAGCAATGGCCGGAATTCCAGCCAAAATAGCTTCCAAAGCAGCATTACTGTTAAAAGTAATGACACAACTGGCAGATTTTAGGTCTTCTTCTAGTGGAGTAGTAGCGTTTTTGTCTCTAATCTTATAAGGGCGGCCATTTAGCTTTTTTATGGTGGTATCAGTCCATTTCTTAATATCTACGCCATAGAATATCTCAAAAGCAGGTGTATGAGGGATGATTAAGACATAACCATTTTCATTTCTTACCCAGTCTCTGATTTTAACATCTAGTTTTTTGGCTCTTTCAGAAGGAAGGGCAATATCTTTGTATCTTGCTTGTGTGTCATTTAAAGAAACTCGGTAATAGCCGGAATAATGGTGTCTTTTAAAGTATCCATTATCAATATGTAAATAATCAATACCATTTTTGAAATGATGATGAATTACATCAGCACAACCACGCAAAATGCCATACATTATAGCCTCTTCATGTTCTGCACCTTTCTTACTAAAGCGATCAGTGTGGCAAACAGGGATTTTCCAGCCTGTTTGAACATGCTTCATTACTTTTTCAGAGTGAACGTGTGAAGTGTACCAGCCTTTCATTTTATAATTACTTTTACGAGTTGAGTAAAGCCGCCTTGTTTAATAGGATCAGCTTTTTCTAGGATAGTGACATCATATAAATTGCGATCTAGTGATTCGATATAAGAATTACATCCATATTTAGTTAAATCTGGGCATCTGCCTTGTTTATCAGGGATATAATAATCGTCAAATAAACGAAAAGGAATATGCGAGGTATTATCACCATCATTTATGATGGTATCTACAGAATGTCCACCATCTATAAACGCAAAGTCATATCGACCTTTAAAGCCTTTTAGTGTGTCGTTTGTATTTCCTCTTACTAGATTAACTGTGACAGAAGGAAGATTGCGTTCGAGCATCTCCTTTACAGATTGTTTGGAATTGTGGGCTTTTACGTTGAGTTCGTAGGCATCAGTTTCTGCGTCTGCTTCTTCAAATAGATCAAAGCCTAAATAGGAAACATTTAGATCATATTTTAGGGCAATCTCACACATAGAGACAGCACGATGACCGTTCCAGGTTCCTACTTCCAGAATAGATTTAGGTTGTATTTCGTGAATTGCATCAATTATTTGACTATAACGCATTGGCTTAACTTTAAGTTAATATAAGGATTTCAACTACACAACATGTAGCCTATTTTCTTAGGTTAAGCCACAACATATAGTTGTCAAGTATTTTTTATTGGTCTTCTCTAGTATTTAAAGTTGCAATTGTTTGAGTAGAGGTTCCTGTTGTGGTAGTTGCTGCCACTGTAAGTGTTTCGCCCGGTTGCATTGTAACAATATCCTCAAGAGTAACTAGAATAGTGCCGCTCGCTCCAACTGGAATAGTTTGAATAATCTGTCCGTTATCTGAAATTGTCGCTGTAGTTGCGGCAGTATCGATGAAGATACAAGAGTTAGCAGACCAAGCCGTCCAGTTAGGAGTTCCAGCAAGAGTGGCGTTTCTTAATAAGTAGTAAGTAATTGGGGTTGCGTCATCGTGAGCACCACCAAAACTTAATACATTCACAATTGATTGGTTGGCTCTTTCTGTTGTTCCTGTGTGTCCGTGAATATAGTCGTTTCTAATTGAGAATAGAGTATAATAAGCCCCAGTCGTTACCGCTGTTGATACATCTGAAAAGCTAGAGCGTGGACCCGTTAATCTTATATCTCCCTCGATAAATCCCGCACAACTTCCAACTTTCACACTCAAATCTGTAGTGCTTCCTGCTGAATAGGCGGTCATTGTAAAAGGAAAAGATGGCTGTGTTACACTTACTGTTGTTTGTCTGTTTGGAATTTTGATGGTGTGAACAGTTACAAGATCAACATTGTTCCCCTCTAATCCACAAACTTCTACTTTAAAAACAATAGCACCAAAACCGAGATATTGAATATCAATTTGGAATGAGTTCCCTTTTGTAGGGTCAAGAGTAACTCCAGACGCTCCTGTTCCGTCTAGTTTATCACCACTCCAAGTGCTTTGTGGAATGAATGTGTCAGTGCTTTTAACGCCTTCTAAAGTTGTTGCGAAAGAAGCAGTAACGCCCGCCCCTGTTGCTGTATAAGTTCCGCTTTTTACTGCTGCATCATCTGCTAAGAATATAACGGTTGATCCTCTTGCATTAGTTTTCCAGCCCGGAAAAGTTCCTGCGGCTATCTTATTAGCAACATCTGTAATGGTATCGCCAGAAACAACGGCAATATCAACACCTGTTGCACTGTTTAAAACAACCGAAACATTCCCACTGGTTGCTGTGTGGGCTGAGACTGTTAATGTTCTTATTGCACGAACGCCGCCAGTTACGTGGAATATACCAAACTCTTGGC